ACCCCAAGGAGATCAGTGTCTCCAATCTGGAGAGTGTGCCACAAGCAGACTTAAAGAGAGTAGAGGAGCTGTTAATGAAGCTCGTTCGAGAGATGAAGACTCTACCCAAAGAGTACCCAAAGCAAGAGAAGTTCCCCACAATCCCAGCGTTCCCGAAGTTTCCAGAGTTTCCTAAGCAATTACCATTTCCTTCTTCAATGAAGGTGAATGTGCCAACAGAGATTCGGGTGAATAATATCAAAGAGTTGTTTGAGGACTTGACGGGAAAAGACCCAAAGAAGCATCTAAATGTTCGACTGAGTGATGGAGATGAGTTCTATAAAGCGATGCTAAGTGTATCTGGCGGTGGTTCTCGAAACATCACGGTCACCAACCTTGACCCTCTAATTGCCTATCAGGTGGCGGACAAAGATACCGCTGGTGACCCGAAGTATTTTGGGTTTACTGACAAAGATGAACTCTGGTATATCTTGAGAGAAAACGTCGCATCTGGAACGTACCGCTATTTGAGTGGGGGGAACAACTATGATACGGCGTGGACTAATAGGGCTAGTCACACATACAAGTATTTCCATGAGGTATTTTAATGTCTAGTTACGAATTTAATCCACTGGCTAAAAAGGGCTTCGACCTAGTGGGTGGCGCAGGTGGAGATGCTCTCGTTGCTAACCCTCTCTCACAATTCGCTGCTACTACTTCGCTACAACTGAAAAACAACATCACAGATGAAACAGGTTCGGGCGCATTGGTTTTCGCCACCTCTCCCGCTCTCGTTACTCCCACGGGAATAGTTAAGGGGGACGTAGGGCTTGGTTCAGTGGATAATACAACAGACGCTAATAAGCCTGTATCTACCGCTCAACAAACGGCTCTTGATGGAAAATATACTCTCCAATCAGCGAATGTAGTTAATGAATCTGGTGCAGATGTTGACCAAAGATTCGAGGGTGACACTGATCAAAACCTTTTATATCTTGACGCTAGTACTGATAGAGTTGGAATAGGTATAGCTATTCCAACAGGAAAACTACACGTACAGGGTGCAAGTGGCTCTAACATATTAGTTATTAGAACATCCTCACCATCGGATGCACTCATAATTGACCAATACGGTAATGTAACGACACATCAAAAACTAAGTGTTGCTAATCCCTCAGGTACAACAGGTCTTCTTAATGTTAATGGTGGATCTTCATCAAACGCTGGTACTGCAGGCTTTTTTATGAAGGGTGTTGGTAGTCAGATTAGTCCTTATATTAATATCGTAAATTCTGCTAGTGCTGCACTATTCAACATAAATTCATCGGGGAATGTGGGGATTGGGACGACGAGTCCCGCGACTACTTTAGATATTGATTCTTCTGCAAGGAGTGTCGGCAATTTAAGACAAAAAGTACTACAAGGTCAGAATATTTTTCAGTGGGTTAATGATGACAACACAACAATCTGGCAAGCAGTGGCTGATGGTTCTAATATTCATCACTATCTTCGCGCTGGGGCTACTGGAAGGAATCTATATTATAACTTGAATGGAAAAGGATTCATCATAGACGGAAATGGCATTGGAGGTTTTTTAAAAATTTCAAATTCGGCAGCATTTGCCTTAGACAGCCCACCTGCGGGTGGGGTTAATCTTATTTCAATCAATGATAATAGTTATGCAACGGCAGGAGCTCCACTTACAACCGTTACAGCAATGAAAATTGGGACTTGGGCGTGGAACGGTTCAAATGGATATTCTATTAGTTCTCAAACTTTTCTTAGACAAACTCAACTTTCGGCAACTTCCAATGATGCAAGGTTTGATATTGCCGATTTTAATACCCCTCGTTTGTCAATTCTTATTTCCAGCGGCAACGTCGGTATCGGCACCACCACCCCTTCTTCTATACTCGCTTTTGGTGGAAATAGTGCAAGAGTTGTTTCTCTTGAAAGACATACTACAGCTAATACAGCGGGTAATACGCTTACGATTACGGCAGGTGGTGCTACATCAGGAGCAACAGATAAAGCGGGCGGGGCATTGATTCTTCAAGGTGGATTATCAACAGGAAGTGCAGAGAGTGGAGTTACCATTCAGGGTGTGGTAGCTGGAGCAAGTGGGACTACAGATAGAATCCAGACAACCGCAATACGGGTCTTGGGTAATAAGCTAGGGATATTCGCCGCGACCCCAGTAGTCCAACAAACTGGATGTGCAGTGCCAACTGATCTAGCAACAGCCCTTGCAGCGATTACAGCATTAAGAACTGCACTGAATAATTATGGATTAACAACTGTAGTATAGTTTATTAGAAAGGTATTTTATGATTGATCTTAAAAATTACGCAGCAAAAAAAGCTGAAGAAATGATAAGTATGGTTCAAAAAACCAATACTGACTCACCAGAGACATTGACGTACGTTGTGTATAAAAAGAATTATAAGCTAGACGGTTCTGCAGCAGTACAACTTCCAGATGAGGTAGAGTCTGTCACAGAGGTAGAGCTTAACGCACGACTGGTAGAACTACAGGCAGAGATTGATGCAATAAAAGCCTTCAAAGCTGATTCATCAATAACCAAATAAAGGTATCTATGAACAAAACCGAAGCAATCGCAATCCTAACCCAGGTAGCCAATCAATACCGAGGCTTACTTACTGAGCATCAGGCAATTCAAGAAGCGTTAAAAACACTCGAACCTAAAGAAGAACCTAAAAAAGAAAAGTAGTGATGTCCCATGAAACAACTGGTGCTAAACTTAATGAGTTAAAAAACCCATCTTTGATTCTCGATGGAGAGATTATTGTCTGACACAATGAGTGTAGAAATGGTGTTTAATAGTATTATAGAGACAGGAAGTATATGGCAGCACTTGACCCACAGAAAAAACCAGACTTATTCCTTATTCGAGGTGATAGCTATTCTATCGCCGTAAATATGGGTATGGATATTACAGGGGGAACTGTGTACTTCACTGCAAAGCCAGCTCTTACCGATGATGCTACCGACACCACCGCCGTGATTGCTGTTCAAGTGACCTCTCATACAAACGCTGCTGCTGGCACAACCGTCATTGATCTTACCTCTGCAAACACCAACGTAGTTCCTGGTGAGTATTTCTATGACATTCAGGTAAAAATTGGTTCGACAGTCACTTCAATCCCTGTTCGCAAGCTAAAAGTATATGCGGATGCGACTCGGAGGACTTCGTGATATGCCAGATGCAACGATAAATGTAACCATTACACAAGATCCTCAGATCTCAGCAACGATTACTCAAACCTCAATTGCAGCAACGATTGATAAAGCTGGAGCAACTGGGTCAACGGGTGCTCCTGGTGCTCCTGGTGCTCCTGGTGCTCCTGGAGCTGCTGGTACTTTAAGCGATGGAGACAAGGGTGACGTTACTGTTTCCGCAAGTGGAGCTACTTGGACAGTAGATGCTGGGGCTATCACCCTAGCTAAAACAGCAAACATGGCGACCGCCTCCGTACTATACAGAAAGACCTCAGGAACAGGAGTTCCAGAGGTTAATACTCTAGCAACGCTTAAAACAGATCTAGGTTTAACAGGAACGAACTCTGGAGATCAAACCTCTATAGTAGGAATAACAGGAACGATTGCTCAATTTAATACAGCCATCACAGATGGAGATATGGCTACTGGTGGCGGAACTGCTACTGGAACGAACACTGGTGACAACGCTACAAACACTCAGTACTCAGGACTTGTAACTAACGCTACGCACACTGGGGATGCAACTGGAGCAACAGCCCTAACGATTGCCGCCAATGCTGTCACCAACGCCAAAGCAGCTCAGATGGCAACTAAAACGTATAAAGGACGGACTTCAGCTCTTACTGGAGACTCAGAAGATGTCGCTGTTGCCACACTGAAAACAGACCTTGTGCTCGTTAAAGCTGATGTAGGTCTAGGTAATGTGGATAATACCTCAAACGCAACTGAGAGAGCTGCAACCGCTACGCTGTCAGGTAAGCGAATGGATCAACGCATCGTATCAGCTGCTTCCTACACTACAAATACAGGATCATCTCTTGATGTATCTACTACTGATGTTTTTGTAATCACCGCTCAAGCAGGTGCTCTGTTATTTAATAGTCCTGGCGGCACTCCTTTACAGGGACAAAGACTCATCATCCGTATTAAAGACAATGGCACTGCTCGGGCGTTAACCTGGAACGGCGTATTTAGAGCGATGGGAGTAGCACTTCCATCCACGACAATCATTAGCAAAACCCTCTACTTGGGGTTTATGTATAACTCAACTGATACCACTTTTGATTTAATCGCTCTAGCTCAGGAGGCATGAGGTATGCCGATAGCACTTGTCCAAACTAAACAAGGAGATGGTGGTGGATATACAAATACGAATGTTCAGGCTTTTGGCAGTAATGTTACCGCTGGAAATTTGATTGTTCTATCAATTACGGCATCAGCAACCACAAACACTATTGATTCTTTGGTCGATAGCTTGGGTAATACCTACATCCTAATTGATGAAGAAGATGGTGGAGATCGAACTACTTGGTTGTACTATGCCAAAAATATAGCTGGTGGAGCAAATACAATCACAGTGACGTATGGAACTGGACAGTATACCGATTCGATAATAATAGCCCGTGAATACTCAGGACTTGATATCACCACACCACTTGACGTGTCAAAGAGCGACAACAGTACAACCAATTATGTAAACTCTCATTCCACTGGAGCATCAACAGCAACTACACAGGCAGATGAACTTGTGGTTGTAGCAGTTGGATCAAGTGGAGGATCATCCCCAGTATTCACCGCTGGTTCTGGGTATGGGAATCTGGCTACCCAGAGCGGATCATCTTCTGGTATCTATGCAGGAATGATGGACAAGGTTGTCTCAGCAACGGGTGCGCAAACAGGCATTTTTGATTCAACTGGATATGTGAGGAGTCAGACTCTACTAGCTACCTTCAAGCAAGCCTCTACCCCAGCCACAAATACAGGAAGATTTTTTGCAATGTTTTAGCTGGGTATGCTACAGTAAGTAGATATGAGTAAAAAATCAGTAAGCCAAAAGGAGTATCAAAAGGTTGAGGAAGAAGCCTCAGCTGCTAGGGAAATCTTAGAGGAAGACCGATTTGGTTTTTTAAGAGACTATCTTACTAACTCTAAGACTTCGATTGAAACAGCTATCCTCAACAATACCATTCGTGAGGTTCAAGAGATTGTCCCCATTACCGATAAATTAACCCGTATTTTTAAGCAGCCAAAACAGGTGCAAGTTGACGAACTCTCTGGTAAATACAAGTTTATTACACAGCTTCTTGCTGATTTAGAATACTTCGCACAACGTAAAAAGGATCTTGATACTGAGATTACTGAGAAGCGAGTCACCCTTGAATAACAACTTCCCCCACCCACTCAATTCTTGGATCGACGAGGAAGTCGAAATCCCTGTGATGACTCCTAAGGTGAATGAGAAAGAGGGTCGTGTTGAGATCACTCAGGAAATGAAGAAGGTAGCCCAAAAGACAATGTATGTTGATAGCAAGCCAACTCGGGTTATCTGTGGAAGCCATACCTACGCCTGTATAAACAAAGGCTCATATTTATTTAAGTGCAAGAAATGTGATTGGCACAAGATAGCTTTCCCCGTAACATTCAAGTTCGATCAAGAGACTGGAATACTCACCTATCGCCACACTGGTATTCGAGCGTAGTTTTAGTATAGTATTGACCATAGGCGGTGTGGAAAGGGGGAACCCAATCTGCACCGTTTTTTTGCGTGTAGCCTTCGGCAAGAAGACCACACAGTACACTTTTCCAGAACCACATCACAAACCACTCTCCCTCAAAGCATACTCATTCATAGTAACAACTATTCGCCTTTCTGCTTTTCTAGCAAGACTTCGGAGTGCGAACTTCGTCATCAACATCGTCAGGTCAGCAGGAGAGGGCAAGAAAGAGAGATATGAACGAAGGTTCTGTCGAGGTAGACGAAGGTAGTTTGCCAATAACTACGATTAACGATGACTCATCGCAAGATGAAACAATCGAAAATCGTGACGATACTCAAGGTAATCAGGAAGCTGATGACCAAGGGGGACAGGGACAAGACCAAGAACAGCGTACTGATAAAGGCACTCGACTTGATCCCAACCCATTAAACGCTGCTCATCAGCAGTTAGCTAACGCTAATCGCTTGGTGAAAGACTATCAAGATGTTCTGCTTAACCCAGACAAATTGAGAAAATACGCAGTTGCATCTGGACTCACTTTGGCTGAAGCGAAAGCTGAGATCAAAGAAGAAGCGAAAGCTCTCTACACTCCAGAAATGTTCGACTCGAAAGAGTCTTTGGCAGGCACTCTCAACAAAATGCAAACTGGCTTCCAAACGGAGCTACAAGCACTGCGTGATGAGAACAAACGTCTAAGCGAGGGTTTTACAGGCTTTAGTCAAAGCAGACACGTTGAGAGAGTAGCTTCGGTTATGTCTCAAGAAACAGCTGCGGTTCAGGAAAAATATCCTGAGCTTAATTCTAAAAATCCTGGAGAACACGACCCAGTACTCGAGAAGGGCATCGCTGAATTGTTTGCCAAACTTGATGCGGTAGATCCAAAAGATCTATCACTAGGCTTTAAGGGACAACACTCTCTTGTCGAACTTACAGATCTCGTTATGGGAGCTGCGGGCAAGGCTAGAGCTAAAGGTTCACAACGAGCCCAAACTGACATCAAGGTAAAACAAGCAGGACGAGTTGTTACATCTAGTAAAAATAACTCGCAAGAGCCTGAGTCCTCAAAAGACGCAGGAACAGTTATTGCACAACGCATCGCAAAAGCGATGGGAAACGCATAACAAACATATCTTAGAAAGGATATATGGGTAACGCATTATATGGACAACAGTCCACAATGGGAGCTTTATCTACTGACCTTCACATTGAAATTGAAGATCAAGTAGTTAATTTTCCAAAGTACCGCCGAGAGTTAATCAACAGATTAAACGGCAAGAACTTCAAGAAAGAAGTCACCTCTCATAAATATGAGTGGTCAGCCAGAGACAATCGTAAACTACAAGCAAAACTCGCTTTCCCAATCGGTGCAAATAACACCGTTATGACTGTGGATGAGCCAGGTGTGTTTAACGTTGACGATGTTTTCCAAATGGTTGGTGGAGCTCAATTCATCGTTGAAGACGTATCAGGTGGCGTAGCTGTTACCTTCCGTCGGATCGCTGGAACTCAAGTTTCCCAACTTGGTAACGCTGATGTGATCGTTATCGGTGGTGGTACAGCTCAAGGTAAAAATGCCGACAATATGGTAATCACTCCATTTGGCGACTACTATAACTTCACTTCGATTCTCGAAGATGTTGTTGACCTTAGTGGTACTGAACACAACGCGATGATCCGTGGGCTGGAGAACTCTGGTCAATTGATCGCTCGCAAGCAAATGGAGTTGACTGAAAAGTTACAACGCCAATTGATTGTTGGAAAACGTACAGAAGATAAGGGTCGAAAAACCACCACTATGGCTGGTATTAAAGACTTGATCGACTTGTACGCTCCTACGAACGCGATTGATTTCGGTGGAAACATCTGGGCTACTGATCGTCCTGTTCAGGACAAATTGGATGCAGCCTTCGCTGTGATTGCTGAAAAAGCATTTGAGAAACCAGTTATGCTGGTTGGTCAAAAATTCATGGCTAAGTTCAAGTACATCCAAGATGACCAGACTCGTACAACCATCAGTGAATCATCTCGAGGCTACGGTGTTGTAAAGAAATACAACTCCCACACCTTTGGTGAAATTGACGTTGTGCAGTTGCAGGGCATGGCTGGCTTAATGGATGACTTGGTCGTCATCGTAGACGAATCACAATACGGCTACAAAGCCATGAAGGGTCGTGGATGGTTCACAACCCCACTCGCCAAGAACGGTGACTCGTACCGATGGCAGGTACTTGGTGAGTACACTTCTAAACTGGATGTTCCAGAAGCAGCTGTGTACTTATACAACTTAGGACTTTAATTAAAAAATAGGGAGGGGGAGTCCTAAGCTCTCCCTCACTACAGAAAGGTATTTATGGGCACATCAGTTGGAACAACCTCATTCGTACTGGGTCGTGAACAAGATGGTAACCGCGAGGTTCTCACTTTTGAAAACGGTCAAGATTACGGAGATTTACCAATCAGTGCGATCGTGGCTTACACATCGCCATTGACTCAGTTTCCTTATACGAACGCATAATTCGTATCAAGAAATACAAATTAGGGACTCTCACGAGTCCCTTTTTGTAGCTTGCGGGGCAAGCCCGCTAGCTTGCTAGACACAAACATACTAACTTGAAGCTACTATTAAAACATGGCATCACTCTCAATTTCCTCAAACATTAGAACTCTTGGTGAAGCGTTAAGTGCAATGGCTCCCTTCGCTGGGGGCTCTATTCCTGGCACTGATGACCAAGAATATACCGACTGGAAAAACTGGATCATCAATAAGCAGGAAGAATACGCCAGACGTGCGTTTTGGCGACGTTGCCTGACAAGGGAAGAACTTGAAATCGGCGCGAAAGAAGAAGTCACCGTCTTACCAGATCGTTTCAATAGACCTAATGCACTATTCATGGTGATTGTTAATAAAGTCGATTGGATGGAGAACCCAAATGTTGATGAGCAAAACATCTTTGTAGAAATGAACAACGATCCCACCGATACTGACTTTGGTAAATGGCAGATGCGTTATCTCACTCCTCCCGTTAAGGCGGTTACCGCTATTATCTGGTACTACGCCAACCCACCCAAGCCTGTTTTAACTACCGATATTTTACTCCTACCAGGAGATATGCTTGCATACGCTGCTCTTGGTGAATACTTCCGCACCACTGGTGCTGAGGGATCACAAGACAAGGCTGAGGAAGATGCTGAAAATCGGTTTAATGAGTATCTCTCTATCGAGGTGCTGCCGAGTAAAAACGAAATACTCACTCACTCACGGCAGACTCCCAGAGTTGATTACTTAGTACGAGCGAAAAGCTATTACACAAGTCGGCTTAACCGTAATACTCAAGGATAAAGGAGCATTATTTTTACCCGTAAAAAAAGACGCAGGAACGCAACCATCCAGAGATCTGGTAGTCAAGGTTTTCCCGACGGCTTAAATACACTAGCTCATCCATCAACACTCAAAGATACCGAACTCTCAGAGCTGATTAACGGTATCTACTCCCAGTATGGAAGTATCGCTAAACGCCAAGGTTCTAAGATTATTGGTCAGGCAGCAGCGGGCGGAACTGAAATTACTCAACTTGTCGCAACATATAACGTTGCTGGAGCATCAAGGTTTATTCGTATTTCTGATGCTGGAAAGCCAGAATACTACAACTTCACCACTAGCCAGTGGGATACTCTGACCGCTACTGCCCCAATTGGGTATGTAGGATCTAACCCTACTTTTACTACAGGAACACCTACTTTCAATACGACTACAATCACGTGGATTGTGCAGATTCACTCTCGGCTGTACTTTGCCAACGCAGTGAACGAACTCGTCTGGTTAGAAAGTGATGGCTGGCACATCTACACTACAATTGCTGATCCCACCACCTACCCCACAATTGCTAAAACAGGTGCGGGGACAGGCAGTACGAAGTGGTACTACCAGTACGTCTGGTATACCGAAGCTGGTGGAACTCTAGCCTCCCCACCTCCCGACTCCGCTGTTCAACCATCACTCACAGGGTGGATTGGCTCAATGCCTCAAACACTAGATACTACGACGTATTTAACCATTACACTCCCAGCCGCACCAGCGGGTGTTACTCGAGTTGGTTTATTTAGATCAAACCGTCAAGGTGAGGCTTTCTTCCTCAAGGATGTTGAGCCAACTGCTACTACTTACGTTGATAATGGTGTGGTCCCCACTGATACGTTTTATGGCGTACCTGATGCGAACACGACAAAGGGTTATCACTTTACCCTGCTTGATACCTATCGAGGATCGCTTGTAGGGGTAACCACCGAACTCGGCAAGGATACACTGGTTTGGGGTGGAGCTTTAGATAAGTTTGGGAGCTTCGCACTCCCTGATGGAGCGGGATTCTTCCCCTATCGCAAAGGAGATGGAACCACTATCAACGCTATTAAAACCCATGTAGCCTCTAACGAAGATGCTTTATTTGTATTCAAGGACAACGTCTTTGGTAAGTTCCAGTTCATTACTGCTGCTGGAGACTTTGAGGGTGAGGGTCGGATTCAAGATGTAAACATTTCCGTAGGCTCAATCTCCCCACTCTCACCTCACGTCGCTGGCAACAACCTGCGGTTTTGGAGTCGCGATGGAGCTGCCACTGTTGGCAACGAGGCTCAATATGGAACGATTTTGCGGTATTCTGTGCTGTCGCTTCGAGCTGACTCTATTGTCCAGCGGGTAACTCCAGCGAACTTAGATCGAGTCTGTGGTGTTTTCTAC